GTTGAAGAAAATCCTTCTATTCCGTTTTTGATATTTACAAAATCTTGGTCAAGTGCCTGGGCCAATTTATTTAATTGCAACTCATGGTTTGTTACCACGTGGAGAATACCTTCCAGCACTCGCACAGCTTCTTGACACTCAGCACTCATACTCAATGAGTCTAGCAAATTTATATAAGCAACAATTTGTTGTAGTTTCATTCGAAGTCAAATAAGTTAGTAAATGTATTTTCTGTGTTGGTTGCTGATGCTAGGTCCCAGTCCAAGACACCCAACAAGTTATCAACTTTGCCATCCACCACAGTGGCTTCCATCTCTCCGTCATCAAATGGCAACTCAGTAAACCATGTGGGCAGTCGTTGTTCATCTGTGGGATAGCCAATGCTGGTCCAGCCCAGGGCATTTGGCTTGAGTTTACACACAATAGTTTTCATGCCATCAACAATAGCCATTGAGTAGTTATCACCGTTCATCTTTCTCATGTTGTTCCAGTTGATTGCGGCTCGCACATGTCCCGGCATGTTTGCTTTGCCCAATCGAGTTTCCTCTGCCTGGTACTTGGTCAAGTTGTTCACACGCTTGGGCGAACCTTTTTCCCAGCCTGGACGCTCCATGAATTCATACTTAAATTCTCTAATGCGTTCCACAATCTCATCTTTACCTGCACCAGCCAGCAGTTTATTTAGAATTTCTAGCAAGAAGTCTTGAATAACTTTAGGGGTATCTGAGCGTTTTAGATCAAGACCTGTGGCCTTGGTTTTACCAATCTTGCCTTCTACGTCAAGTCTCTTGCCTTCGATGTCAATGGCATTCACAGCATAACGCTTTTTGGTAATAAACAATCCACGGTCTGCTACGGTTTCACGGCCACATTTGATAAGTGAGCCCATATCTCTTGGGCAGTGGAATGCTTGTTCCATGAAGCCAGGGAAACTTTCGTTGACCTGCTCGGCAAGGCTGTCATACAATTGAATACAAGCCTCTTTTGACCACGCCATACGTCCTTCCTCAACTTCTTTCTTGAGTACAGGCCAAGCACTGAAGTAGCAAGAGTCTGTGTCTCCATAGATGACTGCTTTGCCCACGTGGTCATATTCTCCGGTAATGAGTTCATTGAGGTGAGCATCCATGTGCCGGGCGATACTGCGACCAGTAAGAGTGGTTGATTGTCCAATACGCTTGTCAAAGAATCTACAGCCCGGGTTAAGAATAGCCCCGTAGAGACTGTTGAGGTTAATCTTCTTGACCAACTGACGCTTGTCCCAGAATGCAATTTCTTTGGCATCTTTGGCTTCCTTTTTCTTTGCTTGCAGTTCCTTGCGTTCTGAGTACCAACGCTCTAGCAGGCCAGGGATAATGCCCTTCTTTTCGAATGTGAGAATAGTACCGTTGGCAGTGAGGATCCAGGGTTGGTTTGAGTCAAAGATAATGTTCCAGATCTCTGCGGCTGAGTGTACCGACTCTTCGCCGTTCTCCCAGTCAATAGTGATCTCAGTGCCACGCTCTTGATTCATCACAGCAGTATATTCCAAGCTGGCAAAGATGCCTTCCCAAGCAGCCGCAAAACTCTGTCCCTTGGCCATGTTGCTCTTGATCAATCGATCAGTCATGGTCTGGCGCAGTTGACCAACCACAGTCTCTGGACCCATGTTCATGGCACGAATTGCACTCGGATACAGACTGTTGATGTCCACTGATCCAATCCACTCATGCACCCCTTTCTTGGGGTATGCCACATAAGCACCTGCGGCCTGTGTGTCTTCGTCTGTAAGGCGTTGCTTGCGGTTGGGCACAACCATGCCACGTTCATGTGCTTCGTTGATAATGGCCTGTTCAGTCACGGCCACAGCACCCATGGTGGTCTGTAATAGTACTGTGTTAGCGTGTGCCAGTTCATTGGCTAGATCCAAGAAACGCAATTTCTTGTCCAGTTTGCCAATCAGCAATGTGTCTTGGCGGTTGTACTCAATAAATGTCTTGAAGTGTTGATTGTACAAACTATCCAGGGTACCTTCGAACTGTGTCTTGCGTTCGCCTAGTTCGTATTCGCAAATGGCATCTAGACTATATGAGTGACGTTCTTCATATGTGTACTTGCGATACAGTTGCATATAGTCCATATGCACACGACCAATCAAGTCATAAGTTTCGTTCTCTGCACCAAAGCGTTCGAACATGCGCTTCTTGGGCAGTTGCCCCCATAAACAGAATTTGCGTGTGTCATCTTTGCTCAACACTCTAGTGCATCTGTTCACAGTATAAGGAATGTCATAGCCTTCTGAGTTCCAACCCGACACCACGTCTGCATCATCGATTAGATCCAAGAATGTCTTGATCATTTCCGACTCTTCAGCAAACAAGATGGTGTTTTCAAAGTCTTTAACCAAGTCTTGTGCAGTCTCCCAACTTAGATGTTTGGGCGGCACAGCCAATGTGACCAGTTGATCTAGCCAGTCGAGATAGACTGAAATTGCAGTAATTGGGTTAAAAGGATCCGATACCGGGGAAAAACCGCGTTCTTGATCAAAAGCCACCTCAATGTCAAAAAACGCTGTGTGAAGCTCAGGCGCATCTTGATCCTTGTAGTTTTCTTCAAGGCATCTAAAGATTGGATTGATGTCGCTTTCATAAAGCGGCTTATGGCTGTGAACACGCACTTCCTTGCGGAACTCTTTGTTATTCCTCGTAGAAAATCTTGATACGGATGTGCCGTAGATACTTTTAAACTTTCCACGTGGATCATCGTAGTAAAAAATGTAATTTGCTGGATACTCTTTGTAGACCCGCTCACCATTGCGTCGTTCTACAGTATGAATACGATCGTGTTCACGATCAAATAGTGCGTCAATATAACTCATTGTTCTCCGTTTGTGGCCGGTTAGCCGTGATACATGCTCTTTGAGTGAGCGATTCTATATTGTACTTATTTGTTTTGATAAAGTCAAGCATTTTTTAACAATGGCGCCAAAAAAGTATCTATGTACTGTTGATGTGCGATTGTTGCAGGATAGTGTGCATTCAAAAACGGCTGAGACGTTGAGATTGCCCAGGGCAAAAATCCACCAATGTCAGCAAACTTGCTTAGATCAATATGATCAGTAATTTTGATCTCTTTGGTAAAAGTCCCGTGATGATAGTTGATTGGACAGTCAAATGGCAGCGCAGTCATCATGTGATATGTGATGCCTTTGGTCGCTAGATACAACTGAGCAGTGATAATCGAAGTATACCAATTATGCACAGCCTGATATGGACTGTAAAAATATTTAAAATATTTGTGCTTGTATCCACGAGGAACACTACCGTTTAATATGTAACCTTGGTCCAGCTGAGCCTGACCATGTAGATCTACCAGTTGAGGCTGTGTGCCATCTGGCCAACTGGCATGTACATAGTCTTGCAACAGATGAGGAGTGGTCTGATCTGCCCAGAGATCGTACCGGTCGGCACTGGGCCACATTATTATCACGAGATCATCAATGCCAATGTCTGATGTTAGTATTCTTTTGCTAACATAATCTGCGCCGGCACCACGTTCAGCATGATTGTGCAATTCTAAATTGAGATCTTGTGCCAGCAGATCTGCCCAGGTATCTTGATAATTGTCCTTGGTAAAACTGCACCCAAATGTAAATAATTTTTTCATGACAATAGGGTTGCAATCCGTTCATCTTGCGTACGATTGTAGGCTCTGGGTTCTTCTAAAAACGCAGGATCTAATAGGATGTCTTGTACTTGAGCACAAGTGTCTATGTTAGCATCGATCAGATCTTGCAATGGAACCTGGGCCAACTGTTTGACCATGTCAATGACCAAACGGAATCGATCAAAGTCTTGTTGCACAGAATCGTGTGATTGGTCAATGCTGTAGTCCAGAGGCAGATGGTAATCGTTCTTCAAGTATTCAATAGTACGTGGTTGACCAGAGTTCAGCAACACACAACCGGTAAGCAAAGTTTTCCAAGTTTTTTCTGTGATAAAAGGCCCCGGGCGATTATAACGTTCTTGGCCGTTGTCAAGCCAGCCCATGCTGTCAGTCTCATTGTTAAAATTACACAACGATGATTCAAACGCTGGATTGAATATATCCATCATGTTATTTTTAACTGTATTACGCCCCCAGTTGTACTCGTCTACAGTTAGTTCTTGTTCCAACACACTCCAGTCAAGGTCACTGAATACTGGGCTGTCCTGAAACGATTGTATAAGATCTTTTTGAATTGTGCTAGGACTATTATCAAGCAAATGCCAACTCATGATACTTTGAGCTCGGGCATAGTTACACAACGCGGCGGTAACTGTTGCACGAGCCTGTCTCATAAAGTAACTCAGACTACTAAACTTGTATTTGATCTTTTTGTCTTTGACTCTCAAAACTTGAGATACATCAAAGCAGTCATGAAACATTTCCATTCTGATGTAATAATGACGATATTTGATATGTGTCACGTTGCTGGGCAATGGATAGTCATATGGATCTAAATCAGCCAACCACACAACGGGCACGTCAGGATATCGAAGACCCAATGCCCTTACATCGTCGTATCTTGGGCTTTCGGCGCAACTAGTAAACAGTATGGATTTATGTTGTGGGGTCAATTGTATAAGATCAACAGCCGGCCCATCTGAATTCAATAGCATGCACACACGATCAAGGTCGATGTTTTTCATAAATCCATAACGGCGATACCAAAAATCAAATTGAGCATGCCCAACAGACACATCGTTTGGGAATAACGTATCCAACCATTTGGTCATTTAAAAAAACTCTGTAAAGTGCCTTGTCGATCCAAGTCATTGGTGATGCAGTGAATACCTGCGTCCCAGAAATAGCGATGTCTGAAAGGACTAACGTGTACTTCAATACCATGTCTGGCACAAGCCTGCTCAACTTGATCATTGTGACTGCTCACCACAATGTTCTTGTGATCAATCACAAGGATGTTGACATCAAACACAGTTTCGCAGACGTTGCCAACCCAGTCTTCAAAGTAGTATTCTACTGTGTTGATAAGATTAGAATCTTGATCAAATCCGGGAATGTGCCAACGACCGCGATTGATTCTCATGCTGGCTTGAAACTCACGCATGTGTTCATAGTTGCTGGGTGGCAAGTATACCACTTCCCAGTCAGGAAATGTATCAGCGTATGTGGGTATATCTTGTAGGCTAATAATCAATCCAGGAGTCACTGGACAATATGTAGCATCGCCGTGTCCACCTGCATTCACAATCTTGTTGTGTGTGGTGGGAAAGTGTGTGTTCACTGTTGCGAGCAATGCCGCTTGATCTTCGCTGTATTCTTGTGTGGCAAAATACAAGTTTTTACCAATGCGACTCACAAAAGAACCGTTTACAAAATCCAAATCTGTTTGTTGCACTGTGTTGCCTTGATCACGAACATGTTGGAAAATGTCTGTGTAACAACTTAGTTTGGCGTTGAGTTGTGCTTGATCCTGCCGATCAAATTCTTCACGATTCAAAATATTTTGTCTTGCAAATGCACGATCCGTGTGTATACGATTGGGCACAGTGGGAACCCACAGTCGATCTTGTATCATGACAAAGTAATCTCTGGGGCAAACCGGTGGTTGCATCCAGCGACCTTGTATATTCAACGAACTGAGATCCACAGGCAGTTGAGGCCGCAACACACGGATTCCGAACTTGCCTTGTAATAAACTAATAAGGGCTTGATAGTCTTGTTCGGTTTCTTCTGCCAACTGTTCAAATCGTTGGCGTGTGTTTGCGTCTTGGATCCATCTATAAAATTCCGGCGGGTAACTCGTACCTATGACGCATACCTTTAACGGATCCCAGTGTTGAAAAACAGAATACATTTGTTAAGTAATTTCCAATGCAGCAATTTCTTTAAGAGCTTGTTTAAATTTGTCGGGCCAGGCCAGTCGCAATTTTAACAGCAGTTGTTGATTGCGTTGTGCTCGTTGTTCAAAATCTTCAAGTACTGCATCTGTATAATCAATAGGTGTAGACAACTGATCCAGGATCATTGTTTGTCTTTTAAAATTCAACGGCTCTTGATCGTAACTGTGATCAATATAGTCATCAAACACATCAAACCCCCAATCACGCAAACATGACACTGCACCAACAGAACTTAACAACAACCAGGGTCTCGGTAACTGTATACTACGCCAGGTCTTTTCAGTAAAAACATTGGCGTCAGGATCATCAAAAAATGTTTCAAGTATCACAGTTCTTTCACTATCAAGTATGGCGTCTTCTATCGAACATGTAAAATTTTTGTATGGAATTTTTCCCTGTAATTGTTGATGTTCATCTTTAAAAATTTCATTGCCAATCAACAAAGATTCAAAATTTTCACTAGCGGACAACGGGCCCAATCGATTCTCACACCAGTAACTTATGTGCCCATGGTCCAATAGAGATCGACGAACAAACTGGTACATCCAACTTTGTCTAAATTGACATCCTCGATTTATAAAACAGTTGAATTTTTTTGTGGGTTTCGAATTGACATAGTCAAAATTGTAATGATACACACCAAAGTACTCAGGTGCCAAGGTTATGGTTTTCCAATCCAGAGAATTTACAACTCCGTCAGTAATGTAGTAATCTCTTTGATCCTCCTTGACTGGATTATGACAAAAATTTATTTCAAGAGTGCAGTTGTTTTTTGTGTATGTTGCATGGTCTTTACGATTGGTAGAATTAATTTTCCAGTTATTGTGATCCAGCACTTGGGAAACAGTTTTCAACACTACCTTACTCCAGTCTCGACTGGGGTGGTGCAGCATCAACTGATCCTTGTACAGGTCATTGACCATGCGGATCCTCAAGGAAAGTTTGCATTGTTCCTTCACGATGTAAATCATTGGTCACACAATGAATACCGCAGTCCCAAAAATATTTGTGACGGAATGGCACAACATGAACATCAATGCCATGTCTAGCGCAAGCCGATTCAACTTGATCATTGTGGGCTGACACAACAATGTTTTTATTATCCACAATCAAAATGTTGACGTCGAACACTGTTTCACTCACTTGTCCTACCCAAGTATCAAAATAATATTCGACCATGTTCACAAGGTGTTGATCATACTCAAAGCCTGGCATGTGCCATCGCCCTTTGGTACTTTTCATGGACCCTTCAAACTCTCTCATGTGTGCATAATTACTAGGAGGCAAGTATATCACTTCCCAGTCAGGAAATGTATCAGCATAAGTAGGAATGTCACGCAAACTTATGATCAAGCCAGGTGCAACTGGACAATATGTTGCATCACCGTGACCTCCTGCATTGACAATTCTGTTACGAGTGTCTGGAAACAACTGATCAACTTTGTTTTTAAGTACAGATTGATCTTCATCATAACTTTGTGTGGCAAAAAATAAATCCCTGCCAATTCGACTTACAAAGCATCCACTGACAACATCTAGTTCAGTTGGCCTCACTTGATTGCCCTGTTGCTGAACTAGATCAAAAATATTCTGATAGCACATGAGTTTGGCAGTGTGTTGCTGTTGATCTCTACGATCAAATTCTTGTCGGTCCAATGTTGTCTGACTATTAAACACATGATTTGCATGACTACGGTTAGGCACAGTAGGAACCCATAGCTGGTCATGGATCATCAGATAATAGTCTCTAGGAGTTACTGGTGGTTGTATCCATCGATCATTTATTTTTAACACTGATAGATCTTCGGGCAACTGTGGTCTCACTACTTGTACGCCGAATTTTTTTTGCAATAGATTGATAAGACCTTGATAGTCTTGTTCGGTTTCTTCGGCCATGCGTTGGAAACGTTGACGCATGTTGGTATTCTGGATCCATGAATAAAATTCTGGATCGTAAGTTCTTCCTACCACACAGACCTTTAGTGGATCCCAGTGTTGAAATACAGAATACATTTAGAGGGTTTTACCTACAGTTTCTAAAATAGTCTCAAGTGTCTCGTGGTCTTGTTTTTCCTTGCCGAACTCAGCCTTGTGTGCCAATTTGATAGCCTTTTTCAAGATAGCCGGTTTCACTTCCAGTTCCTCAGCAATGGCTTTGATGGTGTCATTGAGTCCACCTTGTAAGGTATCAATTTCGTGCATGACCTGCATGCCCTCGTTGATGATTTGGGTGAGTTTGATCTTTTGATCGCCGTTGAATGTTTTTGCTGACATAGAAATCTCCTTTAATGTACTAGTTTACACGGTTACTTGTTACAAGTCAACAAGTTTGGATCTAATTTGTTCTAATGATTTTTTGTTACGATTGGAACATTGTGTTCCAAAGCGGCCACTGGCTATCCAGTCTAGATTATGTTGTGTGCTGTGTTTGGTAAGCTCAGTCAATTCCTGTGTACTGCGATCAAGCACCTGATCAATCACATTGAAAATTTTCTCAATCCGGTCAAAGTCCCGTGTTTCCGAATCGTGACTCAAATCTAATCCATAATCAAAACGCAGGCCCAGTTGTTCCAGATATTGATATATGTGTGCCTGCCCCACACTCACAAACGCACAACCTGCCAGCAATGGCTTCCATGTTTTTTCTGTCACATACGGACCAGGCCAATAAAAATCCACGCCATCCTTGATGGTGTAACTGTAGTGAAATCCTTCGTTGGTAAAATTTACCGCAGCATCTGTATAAGGCGCAACACGCCAGTCGCAATTGGCCATGGGATAATTTTTACCGGCATTAAACCCATCTAGTTCCAAGTGCGGTTGTTCTGCTTCCATAAATGCCAGGACGCTGTCCAAGGGTTTTCTGCCTGTGGGTTCAAAGAAGTAACGATATTGATGGCGGCCATGATAACTGATAACACAGTCATCTGCATTGGCATGTTTGAGCAAGTAACCAGTGACATAGTGTTTGAACTGGTCCGTTCGGAAACATAGACTACTGATCTTGTGTGTTGGTTGATTGGGTTCTGCAGCTATGCCGTACAACAACGCAATTTGATCCAATTGTTTATGCCATGTGATCCAAGATACAAATTCACAGTTGGTTGGCCACCAAGTTCCGGGCGCAACATCGTTGTCGGTTATGACTAGAATCCGGCTACTGGTGTTTGTTTGTGCTACATGTTTTACAAACTCCACATCCATTTGCTCTAGATGAAATGACAACACATACAAACTGTGAGCTGTGGGCAGTTTGCACCACTCGGTAGGCCATTGCAAGTTTAATGCAAACAAAGTATCTTTGGGCCAGGCAAGGTCAAGGAATTCAGGATATATGTAGCGTACCAAGGCCTGTTGTCCAAGGTCGTGACTCGACGTTATGATGTTTTGATCAAAATAATCGGGGAGTCGAGCCATGCAAGTAATTATGCTCACTTTCGATATCAGGTAGCGAATCCGACATCTGAGGCAGCAGCCGCCCACTCGGTCCTAAGGCTGAGTTAGTGGGCCGCTTTCCGGCTGTGTTCTCTACGACGTTGAGCACCTGCTTGTGTCACATGCTCAATAATTTTGTTACGCACAGCAAATGCTGATTCGCTTACAGCACCGTAACGAGTAAATGTTTGATCAACAAACTGTTTGATCTTTTGCACATCTTCTTTGGTTTCAACCATTTGTAACATTTCTGCTACTGGTTGTTTCAATGCCTGTGCAATACGTTGATCTAGTTTGGCTTTTTCGTCTGGTGTTGGGCCACCTGAGGTTACTTTGGTACCAGCAGGAGCTGCTGTGGGCGCAGGTGCAGGAGTAGTTTTCATACCTGGGACACCAGTCATAGGCTTGACGCTCATAGTAGTTTTGCCATATCCTGTGGGACCACCTGCAAAGTTAGGTGTCTTTGCAGGAGTAGATTTAGCATACTTCTCCATGCCAGGTAGCTTGAAGACATTGCCAGCGTTGAATCCTGCGGGCCCACCAGCAGTTGTTTTAGTGGCAGTTGGTGCAGGTGTTGTGTTAGTTGCTGTAGTATCTGTTGCTGTAGTATCAGTAGGCGTATCGGCCGCTGGTGTTTTACCGGCATTGGCTTTGGCCTGCAACTCGTCGTAAGTCCAGGGCTTCTGAGTAACTGGATTGGTACCGTAGAATGACATGGACTTTTGTGCGCCACCAGTTCTGGCCTGCGCATCAGTTGCGGCAGGTTCAGTTGCGGCAACAGGTTCTGCAGAAACTGGCAGTCCCATCTTTTCATAAACACCGTTCACAACGCCAATTGGCACACCTTGCTTGACCAACCAAGCAGACAGTTGATCACTGTCAGTAGGCTTGCCAGCTTGGTGCCAGTTCATCTTGAGTTTTTCTTTTGTGACATTGGTTGTGAGCTGGCGCCCAAAAGTGCTCAATGCACCGCCTACTGCCTTGGTACCGCGATCTAATGCATCAAGTCCACGACCAAACCAGCTCTTTTTTGCAGGATCAGCAGGCTGTGTTGGAGCGTCGGACATGTCGGGGCGAAGCAAGTCTGGCAATGCTTCACGACCCGGGCCAGCGGCATCGCCTGTTGGTGTGGTAGGTGTTGGTGCTGGTGTAGGCGCAGGAGTAGGGTTTAGTGGTACTGTTGTTGCAGAATTACGTCGGCTTCTATTAATAGTATCTTCTGGAGAGCCAAAATTCAATTTAGGCTCTGGAGTAGGTGTTGGTATTGTTGGTTTTCTGTTCGGTACTGTAATTACACCAGGATCACCCGCTTTAACGTCTCGTGGTTCTGGTGTCGGGGTAGGGCCTGGCTTGGGTGCCGGTGTTGGTGCCGGACCTGGCTTGGGTGCAGGTGTGGGCGCAGGAGTAGGCGTTGGCTTAGGTGCCGGTGTAGATATTTCTAAGCCAGGAATAGGTTTAGATGTTCCTATGAGATTAAAGTCGTCATCATAGTACAATTGAGCATTTGGCCCTGGACCTTCAGGATCATCGGGATCTGGAACAAAACCCACTAATCTTCCATCAGCAGCTCTCTCTAAACCTCGACCCTGGGTAGCCTGATACATTTTCTGTATACGTTCGTTACGAGCTATTTCTTCAGGTGACAGTTCATCTGTTGGAACTTTATCAAGCTCAGCAATTCTTTGTAGGTTTTCAAAAACTGTGTAAACGCCTAGCGGTGTCAAATGCATGCTACGACCCTGTGGCTTGCCTATGCTTTCGTTCAGTGCCCAACTCAGTGTTGTGAGCTTCTGATCAATCAGCTTGTCCACAGGCAATCGACGTAGTTTTACTTTGTTTATCCAGTTGGTGCTTTCCTTCACTGCACCTGCCATGGCGGCCTTGGCCTTCATTGTGGCAATTTGCTGTGCTGTTTGAATAGCGCGAGCCGAAGGTTCTGCTCCGTATCTAGCAATCTCTTGTGCGTATGCTTGTTGATACACAGGGCTAGCCATAATTTGATCACTAGTGACACCAGACAGTGTGCCAGCAGTGCTAGCACCTGCACTACTAGATCCAGCAGCATCTACCAATTCTGCTGGGAATTTAGTAAAGTATGCCTGGCCCCTATAGACGTATCCAGTTACTTCTTGTCCACCGTAAGGAATTTTGATATATTCACCACCGGGCAGCAATCTTGGTTGAAATTGACCACCTTGCGGGAACACTGATGCTTTGATAGTTTCGCCAGATGGTAATGTTACTGTACCTGAATTTGTGGCTGGATCAAATGTCAATGGACTTGGTGCGGGGGCAGCAGCCGCGGTGGCAACATCAGCAGCTGAAGCAACATCGCCTGCACCGGGCCCGCCCAGGAGTTCAGGACCTCCTGATTGCCGTGCAGCATCCGCTGCCACACGGTCGGCTGCTATGCCACCGTCAGGACCAAGGCGACCCATTCCTTGTTGTTTTAAATTGGTTGTGGCATCAAGACTGTATGCACTGTTGTTTGGATTGTACTGACCAGTGTAGAAGTTAGGATCGTCAAGGAACCGTTGCAAATTGCCACCAGCTGAATCTGGAGTGGTATAACTCATTCTATTCAAGTCAGCTATATCAGCTGGATCGGGCAACTTGATAGTCTGTCCTGCTTTTATTATGTTGGGATTACCATCGGGTCCAAAATACACTTCATTGCCAGGAAGGCGTCTAAATGCTTCTGGATTGATTTTTTTATCTGCCAGGATTTGAGACAAGGTGTCGTCTGGTTTAATTTTATAATCAATAGCATTTTTTACAATATCATCAAATCTTGAAGCACCAGCAGCAGCTTCTGCTCCTGTTAGGCCAGCTGCGCCATCTGGTCCATAGCCAGCGGCAATGTCAGTGGGAGTAGGCGCCAGGTCGCCGGTGTAATAAGGCATCTTATCGTCGGGACTGATATGAAATCCTGGAGAAAGATTACCGGCATCGTCAAAGGGTGGCAGTTGGCTAGGATCACCCATGCCCCCAGCCTCGGCCCCTGCGGCAGCTTGGTCGCCGCCAAAAAATCCTGCAACTTTGTTTGCCGCCCAGGCAAATGCGGCTGTACTGCCAGCCTTGAGTACAATGTCTGAAAACTTCTCGCCTTTGATTGCTGAGTCTAGTCCAACCACAAACGCACCAATGGCTGGTAAACTTGCACCACCGGTGGCAAGACCAGTAATGGCGATCAGTGCGGCTTTGGCCAGGCCGGCTGTCTTGGGGTATTCTTTGGCCAACATGCGATATTTTTTGATGGCTTGCATGACTCGGCCATCTTGACCACCAGCTACATTAGCCAGCGCATCTGTTGCCTTATCATAGGCCACATCCACAGCTTCCACCTTAACGTTGCTTTGTATACCGCTCCAGACACCTTTCAACGCATCGGCTACACCACCTGCAAAGTCCATGGTGGTATCTTTGCCACGGCCCAAGAATGTACGGTTGGCACCAGTGGCCTTGTCGGTCATGCCTGTTTCAGCATCTGCAAAAATTTTAAGGATTTCTGGTTCTGTTAGTTTACGTTCAGCAATGTAACGACCTACTCGCTTGAACTTGATGTAGATGGGATCTTCCATCAACCAGGCTTCGTTTACAGGTTTCTTTTTCTTTGCAAAGTATTCAGCATTTGCTTTACGAACACGCTCTTGGTCAGCACGTAGTCTACGTTGATCTGGATCCATGAAGTCAGGATCATCTGGATGACGTCTTGGAATGGCGCTGCCTGATGGTCTTGGCTTGCGCGGTGTATCACCTGGACGGTCATAGTCAATGCCTGGCAAGTCGTATGGGCCACCTTCTTTAAGGGGTTTGGGATTGAATAATTGGTCTACTATCATATTATCGTTCTTCTATATAATCTTGACTCTGGTCCTGTCGCTGTCTGCGCTTTTGAAACAGTTTCACTGCCATGTCAGCATGGTCAATGCGGGGGAAACGTGTGGGTAAACTGCGCTCGCCATGACGAACTTCGTAACCTGATTCATCATCGCCCCAGCACTCTAGACACGTGCCATCTTCTAGGGTGTATGTTCTCACTGGAGATTCACTCATGGCCGACATTGGGGAGGCCGGTGCTGCTACCGCAGCCGCTATGTGATCTTCAACGCCGTGTGCTACTTCTGTGTCAGCAGGATCACCAATGGGTTGTACATCCTGGTCCCAGGTAGCATTTTCTTCAACTTCGTCTTCAGTTTGTGGATCATCGTCGATGTTTAGTTCTGCTTTGGCTTTGCGTACCAAACGACTGTCAAGGTGATTTTCTTTTTCTAACTTTTCCAAGTAGTCAGCAAATTGCCCCTTCACACGACTGATCATGTCTTCTTCAACTTCTTGCATGGCTTCAGCAAGAGCATTTTCACCCACCATGTAACCATCAAGTGGATGCGCCTGATAGGGTTTCTTTGTGAGTGTAGGAGAGATGTTGCGTGGTTTCAGCAAAGCAGGCAACTGAGGCACACCCTGTTGCTGTTTGTTTAGTCCGTGGCGCACCGAGACTGGGGTAGTTTTACCCTCAATCAAGGCCAGGCGTTCAATTATGCCGTAAATGGGATCTGTCATGCTCTAGCGTCTTTCAGAAAACTTCTCAACATCCAGCCGTGCTTGCCGTGTGCATCAATACGGGCGGCCAAAAAGTCCATGATGCCTTGCTGACTTTCTTGTTCAGCAATTTGGAATGTTTTGTTCAGTAAGTCTATCATTTGACCGTTGTTGGCATACAACTCTTCGATCATGAGTCGAGCACGCGGAATCTTGGTTTGGCCAGAAATCGTAGACAGCTCGCTAAAACGTTCAAAGCTGCCAGGAGTGTAATCATCTAAAATGCGGATAAATTCAGCAGTTTGGTCTATGCTGTTTTCGTAGACTTCTTCGTAGATCTTGCCAAAGAACTTGTGCAGTTGAGCAAAGTCAGGACCCTCCACGTTCCAGTGAAATAGCTGGGCTTTGATTACGAATGCGTATTCAGTTGCCAGGAGAGTTTTTAAAGCGTCCGCGAGCATGTTTGTTCCTTTTGTATTCCTTGGGCGTGTTAGGCGTAGGATCGTTTGTATATTTACCACTCAACAACGATCCGCCATTTCTTGACACGGTGCCCATGGCCATGCTTACTGGCGCTATACCACCGGCTGTGGTGCTGGTTTCAGCAATGAATTCTCGAGCTCTCATTCAGTTCTTTCGGGGGTATATATCTGCACACGACCTTCGCGAGTGATAATAGCTGGGCCTGTGTCTATACGCAGGTTATGGACTTTGATCCTGGCATGCTCAGGTTCAACCAATTCATATCGTATGGTATAGTGCCCGGGGCCTGCTTGAATTGGAATGTATTCTTCAAGGTACTGTTCGCGCCAGATCCATGATCGTTCTGTGAACAATTCATCGTTCACATAGCATCTATAACGTGGGGGGTCGCCCTGTTTCCACTTGACATATACATCACACACAGCCATAACAAATTCAGTTTGCATAAAGATATTTATCAAAAACTACGCCTATAAATATCTGCATGCTGAAACTTCAACACATACAGTCGGTGCATGTGGAACTTACCACACGATGCAATGCCCGATGTCCCATGTGCATGCGCAACTATCGCGGCAGTGATTTTAATTCTGGCTATCCAGATACTGAACTGTTGTTGGAACACATACAACACATACTGACTCCAGCAGTATTAGAACAGGTTGAGCATGTGAATTTCAATGGTAATCTTGGGGATTTCGGCCTGGCGCGAGATGCAGCAGAAATTGTAGAATATCTGGTGGCCAATCGCACAGAAGTTTCTATCAATACCAATGGCAGCATGCGATCCAAATCCTGGTGGTCGCGCCTGGCTTTACCAAATGTCACCATTGGATTTGCACTAGACGGCCTGGCGGATACTCACAATTTGTATAGACAAGACACTGACTGGAACCGTGTGATTGAAAATGCCACTGCATTTATAGCAGCGGGTGGTCAAGCCATATGGCGGTTTGTGCCATTTGATCATAATCGACATCAAGAAGCAGAATGCCGCAGACTTGCTGAAAAACTTGGGTTTGTGGCGTTTGAAAACATCTATGATGGCAGAGATTCAGGCCCAGTATACACACGCACTGGTGCGTTCAGTCATTGGCTTGGACCTGCAGGTGATCCGCCGCCCATCAAAGACATGTTGCAAAGCCATATCACTTGGTATGACAGCAAGACTGTAAAGATATCCAAAGATACTGCCACTCTCAACTTACGGTGTCGTCACAAGATGGCCAAAGAAATATATCTAGCCGCAGACGGCACTGTGTACCCTTGTTGTTACTTGGGATTCTACCCGCACAGCATGAACCACCCCGGCAACCAAGAACTTGCTCATCTGGTTGCTGAAAACAACGCACTTGAATACCCACTTGAACATTGTTTGAACTGGTTTGACCGTGTAGAACAATCATGGAACCAGACCAGTGTACGTGATGGTAGAACATTTCAATGCGTGAACACATGCAATCAAACATAAGGACTTTATGACATCAGCAAAAATTTTATACCTGGCACGATATCGTGTTCCTCATGCTATCATGAGCCTGCAACCAGAGTTTACTAAACATCTTATTGGTGTAGATAGAACTTGCATTGCCAGCCCTGTGCCCAAGGATGAGCTGTGGGCAGTGTTTGAACAGTATGGCGTGGACACATCAAAGTTTGACTACGCACCAGATTCTGAAATTTATAAACGATACCCCGAAGTCAACAACTGGGTGTTCGACGGGGACTACAGAACATACTGGCTACGTCAGCAGGCCATCAAGTTTGCTTTCCTGGACATGTTGGATTATGATCTCATGATCATGCATGACTGTGATTGCTTGTTGATCCGAGACTATGAACCTTTCAAGGACGGCAAACTCAACTTCATGGTGTTGGAGAATGAACGCCATAGCTGGGGCTATTACGAAACGATCAAGAATGCCCTAGGCTTTGAACGCTTGACTCCGCACTGCTTTATCAGTGAGTTTGTGCCGGTGTTGAAAAAAGACTTCAACGACCTTGTGAAATTTCTCGAAGACAAACACAAAAAGAAATGGCTGGATGCCATGATTGATTCATGCCCACCTGAGCCCACAGTGCCGCCCTGGGGCAATGGTGAACTCATACGCTGGTTCTCAGAGTACGAGTTCATTGGCAATTGGGCCATGAGTCGCAATGACATCACCATGGAATTCCAACGACGCTATCACTACGATGACATGGAAAAGATTGGCGACTTTGATCCCACATACCACACTGCTGTGTGTGATGCTGTGCCTGATCTTAGATTTAGTTTGCAATACGACTGGGATAAAAAAGTGATTCCCAAGTTTGATTACTACATGGACAAGATACGTGAGCGCCTTGCCCGATAAAATTCGAGTATTCTCTCCAGGATACCAGGCCATTGAGTGGGGATTTGATTACGATCAAATTGTAGACCTTGACACAGCACTGCGACAGCCTCACAAGGTGGCTGTGATGCCAGTGTTCTACAGTTTGCCCAACAAGTTTGATTACCGGCCCGAGTACATGCAATTTCCTTTGCATAAATTTGATCTGGTGTTGTTTACTGACATTGAATGGCATTCACAACGTGAACTCATTGCCTGGATTGCGACCACAGGTGTCAGCAACTGGCTATTACACACGGCTGGTGTATGGCTGGATGAACCGCAAGATCCAAGAGTGATCTATCGACCAGCTTGGAGTTTTAATTTCTTAAGATGGAATCCGCCCCGGGAAGATTTTCCACTGGAACGTCCATTTGCGTTTGAATGTTTGCTGGGAGCCCGGCGTGAACACAGAGATTTTGTGATGTTGAGCTTGCAAAAATCTGGCCTGTTGGAACAGAACATTGTGACTTACCGTGATCTATTTGTGGGTCACTGGATTGATCAAACCCCTGCCCGTGTGGCTCAGTTGTTTGACAATACAAAATTACAATATCCTTATGTGAGTGCAAATCTTGACCCTGCCTGGGAAGTCAAACCACAAATGGACAACTCAGTCAGCGGCCTGGTGCCCTGGGAAATCTACAATAGAACTTGGTTTTCAGTAGTGTGCGAAACACTGGGCAAGGATCGTGTGTTCCTGTCCGCAGAAAAAATAGCCAAATGTTTACAGGCCCGTAGACTGTTTGTGGTGTTTGCCATACAGGGATTTCTACAACACTATCGAGACTGGGGATTTGAAACATTTGGCGATGTCATTGACGAAACGTATGACAACGAACCAGATGATGTTCAACGCTGGAGTCAAGCATTTGAACAAGTGCAGTGGTTGTGCAAACAAAATTTACCAGCACTGTTGCAGAAACTACAGCCTAGATTGGAACACAATCATCACAGGCTGTATGAGTTTGAAAAAGAAAAAACTCAACAACTACAAAATTTTGTGCAAGATCACTTGAAGTGATTTTGCCAGATTTCATAGAAGTGTTCTGCTATTAACCGCTGCCCCTGGGGACTGGAATGATAGCCGGGATCTTCGCCAGTAAACGGATTGTTCCCACATATGGCCTGCGGTGATCGTGCAGAGTCCAAGTTGATATAGTGATCAGGAATCAGGGCAGGAAATGCATCTCTCCATTGGGCTTGATTGTCGGGATCAAACGGCCACAACAGATTTGGGCAAACAATAAATTTTATACCATCCAAGTACATCATGATCATGCCTTCTCGCATGATCCATTCATCGCATTGCTTTTTCCAGGCATTGTCGTAGATTGAATCTATCCAGGCTCGTATGCCATTTTGAGCTTGCTTGGTAATACGTGCCATTCTATAAGGGTGTTCGTAATTTTCTGCCAGGGTAAAGATAGTTTCGCAAATCATGTTGGATGGTTCCTGACCGTAGTTTACATTACGGATGCCATCTTTTCTGTTGTAGCCAATGCCTAAATTGCGATTTTGCAGATGCCGCTCCAAGGGAGGGTTCTCTCCTGAGCTGGGTGATTGACTCCAATCATACGGTGCTGAGTCAGCAGGAATTTCCATGCGGTCCCAAAAGGTTGGAGTAATGATTGCAAAGTCTGGTCGCTGTCTACGTATTTCGTCAATTTGAATACGAATGCCGCCGTTTGAACAGCCTTGACGTGCTAGGTTAGTCAAGCGCCATCCTAGTTTTTCTGCCAATACTTCTGACCAGGCAGTGCCCGGAAGTGTTTGTGACACTGCTGAAAATGAGCATCCTGCTACCATTAAGTGCATTGTGGTTCCTTGTAACTGTTGGTATGTTTGGTGCCGTGAAAGCCGGCTATGATCTCGCCGTGTTCGGGCAATTCATCTAGTGTGTATGTGCCTGCGGGAATCGAGTATTCTGTGCCTTCGCCGGGTCGAGCAAATGTAACCAGTCTAGGATGATGTTTGGCACAGTCATGCACAAACACATGATGCAAGTGACCGTAGTCTCCTTGTGCATCGTGCGTGAGCACTAGATCATATGATTCAATTATGTTGCCAATTTCTCTACGTGCTTGTTCCTCATTGAAACTTATTTGTTTGTTTTCAATGTCTCGGTAGTCATCTGTATAACCCAGGAAGATACAAGTGATACCACGCTTTGCCCAAAACTCTTTGAGCTCGCGACCACGTGGATCCCACTCACAATAAGTCAAATAACAGACGTGCCACTTCATGTCAGGATGGTTGTGTATGTAACTGTAGCCAAAGATCACACAGTCATCTGGATGTGCGACCAAGCACAATGCCTTCATGGCAATTCCCATGCGCAGAATATTCCGCGGTCCAGTAAAAAGTGTTGATAGGCTTGTTTTTGTTGGTCTGTGAGTTCTAGCCAGGCCTTGCGGTGAATACTCACCGTGAGTGGATTGTTAGTTTTCATCTGGTTGAGTTTGTCTTCAAACTGCGATACCTCAGTATGGCAAACATTTACAACCCCAAAACTACACTCGGGATTGTAGAAAGTTTCAAAGCCGCCGAATCTATACTGCAAGTACCCTGAGTATAACATAAACTCTGTGATACGCCCTTTGCCCTGAAACCAAAGTGGAAACTTTTGTTTAACCTTAAACGTGGTTTCGGCAATCATTAGTCTTACTGCATCATTTTGGAACAAGAATGGCACACCACCTGGTCCCAGTTGCTTGGTCATGTCAATGTCATAGGTTTGATTCACCATGAGTCGGGTGGTTTCAAACACAGGATAGATATCCAGTGTTCCAACTCGAGCACAACCTTGTTCGTCAATGATGTCTTTTAGTTCCAGTTCCTTGACAAAAATGGTTTTGGCATCCAGTACCATGGTCCAGGTGTTGTGACTCATGCTGGCGGCCAGGAGTTTCAGTGCCTGCTGGCTGACCCAACCGTCTTCAACAAACAAGGTGCTGAATGCCGAACGTGGCACAACCAACACATGATTGGCCGCAGCACCCCACCACCCAGCATCAATTTGGTGTATGGTATCATCGTCGTCGTTGACAATTACATAGATGTTGCGGATGCCAATATGTCGGCAATAGCGTTCTATGCTCTGGGCTTGTAATTTGAGAATTGGTAGTTCGTCTCGAAATACCACTGTTGCAATGTCTATCATGCACTTATGTATCAGTGATTACTGACAGTTATGCAATTTGTACCACGTTGGTAATTACCGAATCTCGACCATATTGTGCCATTAGCAATTGGCGTGCCATGAGTGAGTTTTTGGCAAATATGGCCACGTCCATTGAGTTTGAGTACAACTCGTTCTTGACTTTGACTCTGGCTTGGTACACATGGAATCCAGGTGCAACTGATTCCTTTAGGTTGTATTGTGAGCCTTGTGATTTGTTTCCGTATGGTATCATAAATTTAGTCAGCAGATTTATTTTTGTCTTTTTCAGTAATAGGACCACCTGTGATCCAGGCCTTGCACGAGCGTGTGCCTGCGCACTTGAAATGTAAGAAATTACAGTAGCCAAGATCTGCCAAGTTGATGCTGGCATTGGCATCCACTCCAGTCTCATCTCCTTGGATACCACTGGCAATGCATTCTCTCATGCTGTCGCTGACGTCAAATGCACCGCAATTGCCACACAGCATGGTACGGGCGGTGGCCACTGAGACTTTAAATATTTTAGAACTTTTGCTCCAATAATCTTCGGCACGGTCAGGATTGGCAGGTCCGTAGTGATAGTCATCAATGGCCTTTTGACGATTTTTTAAATTGACATCTATGTCGTGCGTTGCTGTAGGACAACCTTTTTCAATTGCTTCCAGTAGATTGATATAGTTTCTCATTTTTTGCGGGCCTTTGCTCGTCCAGCCTTCATGTTGGCCATCCAATGTGCTAGTTGTCCTTTGCGACCGCCTTGCTTGGCAACCCGGCGTAGTGTACTTACCGATGCTTTTGTAGGTACGCCATATCTTTTGCTGTCGCCTTTGTCTTGGGGATTCCGACCATCTGCAAAGTTTTCCGCCACACTTTGTTTAGCAGGAACCCAAGCCTTGATATCATGACGATTCAACAACTCGGCAGCGGCCCAAGCTCTGTGATTGCCATCTATAATCCAACCTTCAGCATCCACCACAATGGGTCGTCGATCCACAAAGTTTGCGCTGTATTCACCGGCGTGGTCAGGATCTATTGCCTGTACTCGATTGTATGGATCCTGTTCGGGCTCTTGTTCTTCATCGTCATACTCTTGATCAGGTATGTGCAAACTGTTCAACGGTACAGATCGCAATTCCCAACGTGGATGGCTCAATACTGCCTGTTGTAATTGTTTAGTTAGAGGTTCATGATGTGTGCCATGAATATAATCTAGCACCTGTTGGCCATCGGCATCTTCTCTAACAAACTCTTTTGCTCTCATATCATCACCGGTAACACTTCGACATCTGCACCGTCAACTGGACTCAATTGTCTATTACGTATTTGATCCAAGATCCAGGTTTGAGCAATGCGATTAGCATCTGCTTGATTGTTTCCCACACCACGGAAGCGCCATACTTCTTCTCCATCAATCATGACTTTCCACTGTCCACTAAAACTATTGCCTGCAGGTGCTGGCTGTGCAGGTGAGCGTGGAGGAGCTATTTCTATATCTAAAGGAACTTCTGGAATCTGTGGACGAATCTCTTGGAATCCGTAGTCTTCAGTAGTTGTGGGCAGGCCAGCGGCTGCCAGCCACTCTCCATAAATTCTGTTGGCATCTCTGCGATCGTCAGCACGGAATCTAAACACAGGGTTAGTATTGAACCGATCCACAACTGCATAGTTGGCCGTGACAGATTGACTTGGCAAGCCCAGGCGGTTCTCCATGTCAGTTTGTGTGCCTATGTTGGCCCTACTGCCTGTACCTATAGTTCTCACACCGTAGAGATCGTGCGGTCCAGTGGAAATAAGTGCCATGGCTTGACGTTGTGCCTGGGCACGATCAGTTATGGGTTGACCATCCTGTATAAGGTTAACCGTACTGTTGCCAGTTTGTCTATTGTATACTTCCCAAGGTCCGGGTCCGGTGGGTCTCAGAGGGTTGGTGGAGTCGCCTTGATCGGCATCAGCACTACCGCCAGGTTGACCAAGACTTTGATCAGGATCGTGTTTGAATGTCCATTGTGTTGCGCCGCGATTGGCAGAGATCCATTGCCGTAGAACCAACAAGCCATCGTTGGAGTCTGAAGCCATATAACGATATACTGGCCGGGTTGGATTGGCTTGATCTATGATCACATAGTTGCCATCTGGGTTGCTAGGACGGCCGTTTAAGGTTGGACCTTTTGGTTCTTCTTTATAGGGACGTAACGGTGTTACCACAGCGCCAGCAAGCTGACTTTCAGGAACTCCCCATTCTTCAGCAGCTACTTGCTTGGCTACTTCTGCACTACCAGCAACAACTTCTATGCGTCTATTGTTATCCCACTGCACGTTCCACCACATTGGGCCCATTACTTTACCTTTGGCCAAGCTACGTTGCAACTGTGCTTGTTTAACAAAACTACGCAAGGCCGCTTGTGGAATCTTGCCTGCCACATATTCACTGAAGTATTTGATTGTGTCAGTATTGCCCTTGTCATTCTCACTCAACAACTTGTACAACTTGGTCAAGTATTCTTGACGATACATTTCAGGATTCAAGGCCGCACTCATGGCCACTGTGAAACGCAATAGAGTATTTTCAATTTGATCAAAATTGTCGCCCAACCAATCGCCACCGGGTGAACGGAATTCAATGTGTCCGTCCTTGGTGTTGATACTGGTATACTTGCTGGTAATGCCTGAGTGTATGGCCTTGGTGGCCAACTGATCCAAGTTGCCCTTCATTTTGTCCAACAGTCTAGCCGCATCTTCAGGCTTGTTACGAACCGCATCTTTGATAATACCCAGTGCTGACTTGGCATAGGTGTTACCGGTGCGACCAAATGCATCCAGCACATATTTGTCGCCCATGAGCAAGGCCAACTTAACAAAGTCCAAGTTTTCTCTACTGTAGTCAGGCACTGAGATATTGATGTGCAAGCCTGTAGAGTCGTTGGTATAGCAACCATATTCCTTGGCCCATGCCCGTACTTTGTTCAAGTCGCTGAGTATTTCATCTATAGGCAAGGGCGGGCTCACAAACTCCAGACCTCGATCACTGGAATTGTCTGGTTCCAAACTACCGTCGGGCTCAACCACATAGCGCAGTGAAGTTGGACTTGGTCTAGTTACACTGCCCGAATGATAATTGTCACTTGCCCGGGTGTCACGACCTATGGCATTTTCAAACTCTTGTGCCACATCAGAAATTTCAGCTTCGCCGCTGCCACCACCACTGGTCCAGTGTGGCCAGCTCATGCTGTAGCGATTTTCAACATAACTCATGAGATCTAGATCTTCTGCATCTAACCAGTCACTTTCGTCCCATGACTCTTGATTTTCTTCGCGGAACTCTTCATAGGCTGACTGATAGTAATCACTGCCGGGATCTGCCCGTACATTGGCCGCAAAATTGTCTAGTCGTTCTTCGCGACTGGACTCAGGGTCGTCATCGCCATTGTTCCATTCTTCTTCGTCTACGTTGTTAGCAACCCATTCACGTACATAATCGTCACCTTGTGAGTCCCACTCTTCGGAGATCTTGTCATCTAGCCATTCCACATAGTCGTTGCGCATTTCATCACGCATGGCATCGCAACTGCGTCGACTGTTGAAGTCACCGTCATAAAAAAAGTCATATGCGTCTTGTATGCTACGGCACCGTTGATCGTATTCGTAGTCGGGTTCTTGATCTTCGTCTTCGCCGCCTTCTACATTGGGCACAATCATTTCAAATTCCATGCCTGCAATGGCACCTGTCTTGGCAGCCTCTCGACGCAGATTTTTGCTACCCATGTTGATTTCAAACAGGTCTTCTTCAAACAGGGTCAGCTCTTGCGCCAGGCTCTCTGCTAGTGTGTTAGCAGTCTTCATCAACAACTGTGGCTCGCCATTCCGGCCTGTTTGCAGACCTAGTTTGTTGGCTTCCTTGCCCACTTGCCCTGGCTTGATGTCCACAGTCACAGCCATTGAGTAACGTGGATCGCGGGCTTCTTTTTTGTTCCGGGGAATGTAACCTGATGCGTTTTCAAACATTCGAGGATTGTGTTCAGCATAGTCACGCATGATAACACCAGCCATGGCGTTGGCTTCGTTTTCCCAACGACTGCCGGTATCGCCTGCTTGATCAGGCAAGGCATGTTCTTGATTTTGTTTACAATGCACCAGTTCATGTGCTGTGGTACGCAAGACGTCCATGATATGACGGTTGGCTAGATTTACTTCTAGCGTGTGCATTTCGGGAGTGTATCTTCCGAAACTGTGATTTTGTTCGCTCCAGGCAGGGTCATTATGCAAAACAATTTCAGGTAGGTCATTGATGCCCAACTGGTCAACCACAAAGTCAATGAACTCTCTTACAGTAATTTCATTTTGATCTTCCGGCTGTTCCAAGAACATCTTGGTTGTGGGGTTGACTCCATCTGGACTTTCGTGAATTCGACTTTCGCCGCCACCGCCATCACCTCCACCCCCTTCATCGCCGAACGCAAAGCCCGGGGACCAATAGGTACCAAACCCATATTTGACTTTTTTCTTTTTCTTTTTTGCTTCATCAAGGCTGAGTTCTAGATCACGAGCAGCATTTTTAGCATCCACTAACTTTTTGATGTAACCGTTGTTGCGCAACAGTTTGAATGCAAGATTATCAGCACCAAACTCGCCCTGTTGTTCCAGCCCTGACTGGCGCATGGCACGAATCTTTTTCATCAATTCACTCATGCGGTCATGGTTGCCTGTGTCAATAGTTGCATCAATACGTGCCACCAAGTCTTCGTACTTGCTACGAGTACTGATATCGTCTATGTCGGCTTTCTTGCGCCGGGGCACACTGACCCAGGCATTGCGTAACAAACTGTAGATGCCTTGTGAGTGATGTTCTTGATTGGGATTTTGTACATACAACTCAACGTCATAGCCACCAATCTTGATGTTGTGTGTTTCGTTGTACTGAAACTTCTTGGCATCAAACAGTTCGCGATAGACTTCGCTTGAATCTGCTTCGGGCAAGTCTATCACAAGATGCAGATCAATGTCTGACGTTGGGGTGTAATTATAAGCGGCGTTGCTACCGGAGACGGTGATGTCTTTTACATCCAAATCCGGAACGCCTAAGAACTCTTGGAAATCTTGTGCAATTTCCATGAGCTTGGCATGCACTTCAGGGTGCAGATGTTCACTGCGATCCCACAACCGGTGGTTTAACCGGTCATGGAATTTGACAGCGTCAGCAAGATTGTAAGAGTCCAGTTCAAGAATGTTCATAATGAACTGTTATTTACCGTTACTTGCTGTTGGCTGCTTTCTTGGATTTTTTACTGCTGGCCACCACTTTGGCCACAGGTTCTGCTTGCAACACCGCTTCTGGAACTTCGTGTCCGCCTTGTGGTGCCATTGGAACGGCTGTGTTGGTAGGAGGATTAATCATGGTTGCAAAGTCTTGAACAAGTTTTTCTTGTGCATCGTGTGCAAATGTATATGTGCCAGTGTGGCGTAATAGAACACGCTTGTCCACCCATACTTGACCGCCGATGTCGCGCCAGTTTTCACAGAATGTCCAGTCTTCTGAGTAGTAGCGACCTTCACGCACAGCAGTGTCAAAGTAGGTTTTCATGTAAGGATCCAGCGCAGGATCCAGGCCAATGTCGTTCTTGAAGGGCTTGGTAGCAGGGTGTGCATCAAGTTTTTCAAACACGTCACGCTTGATCAACATAAATCCTGTGCCTGTTTTTGAGACTTCAATCAAGTTGTCTTCAGGACCTGGTTCAGGTTGTCCAGGAATGCCGTTAACACACCACTTGATGGGCAGGCTCTTCATGGGATACAAACCACCAATCACGTCCTTTTGTGCATCCAGCATGACCAACAAGTGCCAAGGTTCCCAGCCAATGTCAGCGTCAATAAACATCAAGTGGGTTGATTCTTTGGTGTGCAAAAACTTAGCAGTTAATGTGTTTCTAGCACGTGAAATCAAACTCTCGTTAGTCATGGTTTCCACAGTCCAGTCCAAGCCCAGTTGGCGAGCTGTGTTGGCCCACTTGATATAGCTCATGAAAGTGGATTCTGTAAGCTGACCACCATAGCAAGGCATGCACATGTGGACTCTTGTGGTTTTCAAATAATCAAGGTTAACTTGAATATTCATTTGACCTGTTTGTGCAGGATTGCTTGGGGCGGTTGTTGTTGGTTGGGCGTCAGCCATGTTTACTCCATAAAAGTTGTGTATTATTTACAGAGTATAACACGCCTGGAGATTTTTTCCTAGCTATTTGATTCCAATAACCATGAAACGAGTGTATTCAGTTTCAGGATCTTCTAGTTCTAAACCGCCGGAATAAAGTACTTGACTTAATGGAAACTTTTGTTCAATATCCGCTGGGCTATGAAACTGCGCACCAGGATCATGGTCTCGTGCTTGTAGTGCAACTAACGTACCTTCGGGAATGTTCTCAAACCAGTCAGTGCCCTTTATGTCAGTGAGGCTGGTATTGATCACAACGCCATTGGGACCTAGTTGTCTATAGTCTATGTCATTGGCATCTGCTTGCATGTATTCAACATTGCCAGCTCCTGCTTGATCCAGCATGTTTTTGCCTATGCTCAAGAACTCTGAGTTTGTTTCAACGTTGATGATTTTGTCAACGTTGACCTGTTGGTAACGATCAACAAACAGCGCAAGATTACAGTACCAAGCACCCAAGATATACATGGTGCTGATCTCGGGTTGAATTTTTGCCAGTTCGTGTATGAGCCAAAATTTGCTGAACACAAGATCTCTAGTAAAACTTCCCTCTAAACTATAACCTGAGCTTTCGTCTAGAGTAAAAATATCTTCCAGGATCATTTTTTGCGCCCAGCGCAATGAGCTCGTTGACTGAATCCCTTGGGACTGGCACAGTTAATTGAACTTTTGTATTTTTGACTCCATTTTTCATCAATGTAGTCTTCGTCAATGGGTTGGTTTTCACGGGCTTGGTATCCCGCCCACATGCCGCCTATGGCAGGGGTGCCGGCCATCTGTCCTGTTTCTTCGCTGGTAAACGTAGCGGCCCAGCCTTGATTTTCTGACATGTCTGACCCAGGTAAACTTCTACCTGTGGCAATGATAGTTTTGTCAGGATTTATTCTAATAATCTTATCTGCTAACAAACTTCGATACACATTGCCTTGTGCAGGAGTAACGCCATTGCGGTCTACCTTGAATGGCAAGTTGTGCTCTTGGGCTGTTTCTATGGCCTTTAACAATAACATTTTGCCGTAGCCTTGGCCCCTGAATTGATCAGAGTGGATGTCAACATCATTTTCCACATCGTTGGTTTCGGGAAAATATTGATATGAGAAAAAGCCTGCGTTGTTGTTGTCAATAATCATTTCAACTTCGAATGCTGTGTTGAAGTCGTCGTATGATGATACTTGAAAAGTTGGTTGAGTACCCAGCATGTTGCTTTCCGCTAGTTCACTGCCAATAGCAGTGTCCAGCATCTTGACAACATTTTTTGCCAGTTTGGGATTTTGTTGGGTCTGTGGATACAAACTCATGACCAAGGCGGTCTTGCGTTTGGGATTCAGTGTGGGCCAAGCAGTGCGAATTTCTGTGGCTGATGTCATGCCAGGGCCAAACTCCACTGTGGGCAGATAGGCCATGTAGGCATGCTCTTTGAATGGACGAATGTTTGTCTGTCCTGCCAGTGGTTGCAGGTAGGCAGGGCTACCGTCTTTTTTGTTGCCGCCTGCTTGTGGTGGTTTGTTTGCGTCCTTTTCTGAGCGTACAAAGATCAGTCTATCTTTAGCAGGATCAAACTGTGCGGTGATTTCTTCTGCACGAAAAGGGCTTTTTACTTGTACAAAGTGCCCTGGAGCCACACCGGCTAGTTTGGCCAGCTTTTCTTTGATTGCAAAAGGGAAAGGTCTCGTGGATGTATCGTTGGTTGCGGCCACAAACACTTCGGCACCAGGAAATGCTTTTACTGCTGATTGATAAAGGGCCGCATGTCCTGCGTGAAAAGGGTGGAATCCACCAGGCATGATAACGATTGTACTCATAATGAGTATTTAGCGTTACATGTTCTCTAGGAGCCAGAGATAAATGGGAGTGGTAAATTTCAAAGTCACAGTACCGTTACAGCCCATCAATCCAAAGAACTTGTGATCTTCTGGGGTGTTTGTACCGTTAAAATCATGATGATAAACTGATATCTTTTTAAACATTTGCAGTATATCAATCCCATCTATTTCTATACTGTCGATGGACAATAATGCATCTGTTAGAATCTCACCAGCTTCGTTGATTTTGGTATGCTCAAGTTTTTTACCAAACAGCTCAAATATCAAATTATGTTCGGCATCAGCGTCAGATACTGTGTGTTTAATTTCTACTTCGCCAGCAACATGAGTGCTTTCGTAAATGACATTGTCGTCAAGAAGAACTCGAAGACCCAGTGCTGCTGAGTAATCTGTAGAGGTCATAGAGACGTTTAATTCAATTAATTCAGTTGTTTCCATTTCTAATCCTTAATAGGTAATGGTGACAGTGTTGATTGTGCCGCCGGAAAATCCTTCAACTCGCACACGCATCCATGTGAAGTTTCCGGTAATACTTGCTGGATGATAGTCAGTCAATGGAGTAGTAGATCCATCACCGTAAGTGAACACATCAAACCATCCTGCAGAATCTGACGTGGGATCCAGTGTGGCTTCCAGGGTCAAAACGCCTTCAAATCCTGAAACTGAAAAAAGCACAGTTTGTACAGACCCTTGCCCGCGATAGTATGCGGCGGCCTTGACAGCATCTGAATACCAGTCCTGACTGCTTCCGTCATAGTTGCCGGAAGGCGTACCATAAACTGTGGTAGCAAGAATGGTTTCAGTAGTCATTATGCTCGTTCAACTTCCACAACAACACCTGCGCCAGCAAGTTCTTCTGCCACTGCCTGCAAGGCTTCACAAACTTCGTTGGTAGCAATGTATTGCTCACTGCCGTCTTTTTCCTTGACCAATTTTGATAGTTTGATCACAACTATTTCTTCGTGTATTTTTGCCATAGTATATTATTTAGCACGGGCTATAATGGGCAGGGTCTTTCTGACAACACCGGGCACAGCCATGTTGATCAAGAAATCAGCATTGGGTTCGTTGTGATCCACAAAATAGTTGCTCATCAACCACATTCTTTTGCCTTTTACTAAGTTAGCAAAGCCCGGGCCTTGTCTAAACATGTCAGGCCTGGCGGCAAAATAACGACGCAAGGTCGACATGTCGTCGTTTGAAAGCCAGCGTTCCCGGAAATATGTTCTAAATGCATGACGTGGATTTTTCAATGTCACTGCGTCTGGATTCATGTTTACCAAGGCTTGATTTACGTACAGAATCTCGCCTGTGGGTATGGTCACAATATCCTCAAAATCTTCAGGATCGTTGGTGTATAACCATAGCCCGTTGCCACATACCACTTTCTTGTAAGGATGCGCTCGGGCCAACAAATAATCACAGGCCTGGTGCAATGTTTTTTCAACCTCAGGAGTGATATGTCTTGCACCACCACGGCGAGCAATCCATTCGTTTCTGTAGCGAATACTCTGATTGATCCGCTCATGTTTGAGTTCACGCAAGAAACTGGCCTCGGGCAAGATAAACAAGATCACATACTGCCACTTGTGAAAGTACAGGCTACTGCGTGGTACTAGAACAGGCTTACGCATCCGGGAATCTGATAATGCCATCATCTGCTACTACAGGAACCACTCGTGTTGCAACATCAAACACAACTTTATCGTTGGCCAAGTCTGCGGTGATATCACATTCGGCCAGGCGATCAAACAAGATCCGCTTGCTCAGTGGTACCCGAATAAGTTCATCAATCTTCCTCGAGAGTGGTCGCGCACCCAACTTCGAATCGTAGCCTTTGTCAGCAAGCATGTCAACGACTGATTCGGATAAATTGAGGTGTATACCTTTTGCAAGCAAACTTGTCTTGAGCTCATCCACAAACTTGACAACGACTTTCTTGACCGCCAAAGTATCCAACTTGGTGAATTTAACAATTTGGTCGATACGGTTGCGTAGCTCGGGTTTGAAAAATTCCTTGACAGCTTTGTCGTCCTCACCAGTCTTTTCAAAGCTACCAAAGCCAATGTTATTTGCTTCACTGTCTCGGGCTCCCAGGTTTGATGTCATGATGATGATGCAGTTCTTGCAGTTGGCTTTTTTGCCGTTGCTACTGGTAATGACACCTTCATCCAGCATTTGTAGCAAGATGTTGGTAACGTCGGGGTGAGCCTTCTCTATCTCATCAAACAATATTACTGAGAAGGGATTCTTGCTGAGATCGGAGATTAGTTTGCCACCACCCACGTTACCATCTTCAAAACCCACATAGCCCGGAGGAGCACCAATCAAGCTGGATACTGAGTGGCGTTCTTGATATTCGCTCATGTCATACTTGAGCAGTTTCATGTCCAAGTTATCACTCAGCAGTCTGGCAAGTTCTGTTTTACCTGTGCCTGTTGGGCCCAGGAACAAGAAACTGGCCATGGGTTTCTTTTCATTGGCAATGCCAGCAAAGTTGATGTACACACGTTCCAGCACTGAATCAACAGCACCATCCTGCCCGTACAATTTCTGCTTGATGTTGCCTTCCAGTTCCACAATCTTTGTGCTACGCTCGTTTTGAAGTTTGTCTGCAGGTACACCTGTTACTCGTGCCAGTTGTTGTTCGATCATGGCCTTGGTAATGGTCACAAGGCCCAGATCTTTCACACGCTCACGGGCACAAGCCGCATCAATCAAGTCGATTGATTTGTCGGGATTCTTGCGATCGTGTATGTAACGGTTGGCCAGTTCCACTGCGGCAGTCATTGCTTCTGTATCAATCATCACATTGTGAAACTGTTCTAAGCGTGGTGAGAGTCCGATTAGAATCTGTTCAGTGGTGTTCGCATCCGGTTCGTCTATGGACAACCTGTAGAAGCGGCGCATTAACGCACGATCCTTTTCGAAACTCTCGTAATATTCTTCCCATGTGGTTGACGCCACGACTTTGAGATTGCCTTTGGTGATAGCAGGCTTCAGCATGTTGGCAAAGTCCAAACTGCTTTGCGATCCAGCACCAGCACCCTTCATGGTGTGTGCTTCATCCACAAACAAGATGCAGTTCTTTTTGGCTTCTAGTGCCGCAATCACTGCCTTGAACTTTTCTTCAAACTCGCCACGGTATTTAGATCCTGCCAGCAAGTCGCCCACTTCCAGGCTCCATACTTCTGAGCCCTTGATAAACTCCGGCACACGGCCTGCATGAATCTCTTGTGCTAGACCTTCGATGATGGCAGTTTTGCCCACACCAGGATCGCCTACCATGAGCACGTTGGCCTTGAAACGGCGTGCCAACACAGTGATCATTTCGTGCAGTTCTTCTGTACGACCGATCAAGGGCTCCAGGCGATTATCATGAGCCATCTTGCTGAGATTGGTACAGTATTCTGTGAGAATCTCATTGGCTTGATCTTGACTCATTGAGCTTTCACTTGCTGACGCTGACTTGTAGTGCTTTTGCCAGTGATCCACAAACTCTTGTTTCTTCACACCATACTTGAGCAGGAAGTAGTGAGCATGGCTGTTGCCTTCGCTCATGATTGACAGATACAAATCCACAGTGCTCATGGCACGACGACCAGTAAACATCACCTGTACATTGGCACGATTGAACAGTCTTTCCAGTGCTGTGGTCTTGCGAGGCTGTGTGTCCGGGATTTTACTGACCAGGCCAGTTAGACTCACTAGATAGTGTTCTACTTCATGTTCCATCTTGTCCACTTCTACCCCAAAACTTGTGAGGGTTTTTCTAAATGGAGGATGTTTCAACATGGCCAGCAACAGGTGTTCTGTGACCACGTACTCGTGTTTGAGGTTGGAGGCAATCTTGACTGCTTGTTCCACAATGCCGGTGATTTCAGGGTTGTTCATGTGAGTTGCTTATAGTAAGGATAGTGTATTATATTACTTAATCCAGATTTGATCAAGCATTCTGACAATATTATGCATGATTTTGGATGGCTGTGATAATTTCGGGCGCGATTGTCTTGGGAATTTCTGTTTGTATCTGCACCATGAGATCACCTTTTTGCCCCGACTGATCCCCCAGGCCTTGTGATCTCAGTCGCAATGTGGTTCCGGGTTGAGTGTGTGGCGCAACCCTTACCACTAGTCGATTGCCTTCCACAGTTTGCACTTCGGTCTCGCCGCCCAGAATCAAGGTCCATATGGATACCTTGTGTGTGGTTGCAAGATTGAGGCCTTGTCGTTGAAAGTTAGCATGTGGTTGTATTCTAAATTGGATCACTAGATCCTGTCCTCCGGGTGCAATACCAGGGTACTGTACATTGTCACCATCATTGATGCCCAGGGGTATTTCAATTTCAACTGTGCTGGTTCCGGCCTGTGTGCCCAGGGCCACAGGCCGCTTGCCGCCACGAGCCACGTCCAACAACGTGATCCAAAGGCTCATGCGCACATGATTACGACGCGGCTGTTGTCCAAATGGTGATTGTCCCCCGAACATTTGGCCAAAAATATCATGGATGTTTACGTGTACCCCACCGCCATTGAATCCCGGGAATTGTGGTGCAGGATTGTCGTAGGCCTGTCGTTTGGCTTCGTCACCTAGTGTGTCATAGGCCGCTTGTATCTCTTGAAATTTCTTTGTATCTCCACCTTTGTCAGGATGATGCTGGCTGGCCAGCCGGCGGAAAGCACGTTTGATTTCATCCTGAGTGGCGTTTCGCGCAACGCCTAGTGTTGCATAGTGATCGGTCATTAAAAAGCCCTGTATGTTTAATTATACAGGGCTGGTGGTGCTGTGTCAATTACTTCTTTTTAGGCTCAGGTACTTTTTCTGCACCTTCTAGTTTTTTGTGTTGCTTGACTTCTTTGCAATTTTGTTTGACTTTTTTGGTTTTGGGATCAATTACATCCTTGCCTTGTTTGTCTTTGACGTCCACGCAGACTCGTTTGGTTTCTTTCTTGGGCTCTTCGGCAATGACAAATTGACTACCTAGGGCCAGTGCGAGTGCAATTAATAAATGTTTCATTTTTGTTTCCTTTTTATCTTTCTGGGAACGGTGGAATCACAGGTGCAGGTTTGCCTCCGAATCCTGTGGTGACTTCAGCCGCTGGCGTTCCAGTTCCTGTACTGCTATTAAAGCCGCTTGGTGTTGTTGGAGTAGTACCCCAGCTTGGCGCAGGCGTAAAACTTGTGCCGGGTGCTGGTGTGCCAAATCCTGTTGAGGGTGCGCTTGTTGTTTGTGCTCCGCCATTGTTTGCTCCTGCCATTTTTTCCTGTGTGCGACCAAATGCCGCAATACCTAAAACTGCACCCATTGCAATGTGGAATAGTCCAGCACCTTGTAAGGTCAGTGGGTTCCATTGACTTGTAACTTGTCCGTGATTCAACGACTGTAGTAGACTCCATAACACTGGAAATACCACCATGTCCATGGTACAGACCAGCATGTACATCCAACCCATCATTGGACGCCATTTTGAGTTCATCCAATCTTCTTTTTTCTTTTCACTTTCGCTTTTGACTTCTTCTGCCATGTCGGCTCCTTGTTGTTATGAAATATTTATATCAAAATCGTCCAACAATAGTGTAGGTTATTGATGCAGCCATCATAATAAATACCATATGAGGCTTTTCTATGAAAAAAACAATAACACTATTAGCCCTGATGCTGATTTCAGCTGGAGTTTCTGCCACTGAACTAGTACATCAGTTCAATTCCCCAGCTTTTTCAGGAGTCGGTTACAGTAGCCACGTGCTTACAATCGAGCAACTGGAAGCCACACGCCGACAAAAGCTACGAGAAGAAGAAGCCAGCAGGCTAGCCAAGGCCGAGCTTGCGGCCAAACAAACCAACATAGCCAAATTCCTAGTCAACGTAGAAAGTCGCATCTATGCTCAGTTGAGCAAGCAGTTGGCAGACTCGTTATTCAGCGGTGGGGGCACCACAGGCAGCATGGATTTTCAAGGCACCAACATCAGTTGGGTCAAAACTTCTACTGATGTCACCATGACCATTCTAGAAAGCAATGGCAATCGCACAGAAATCACTGTGCCACTAGCGAGTTTTGCATTTTGATGAAAGCACTGGTGTTGTCATTGTTGTTGATGTTGAGCGGGTGTGCCAGTTTGGATCAAACTCAATTTGATTCACAGCCGCCTAAATTAGTGCCACGACAGAACCTGTTGGCCACACTGCCTGAATTGGATGGACCAAGAATACCAATTGCTGTGTACGGGTTCGTGGACAAGACCGGGCAGAAAAAAAGCAACGACAAGCTGGCGCTGTTTTCAACTGCGGTCACACAAGGTGCCGAAGTATTTCTGATCAAGGCCTTGCAGGACACGCCAAACTGGTTTACAGTGGTTGAACGTGTGAGCTTGGACAACTTGATCAAAGAACGTCAGTTGATTCGCAATCAGCGCGAAGTGTACGAAGGTAAAGATGCCAAGCCACTCAAACCACTTTTGGTGGCTGGGCTCATGATCGAAGGTGGCATCATAGGTTATGACACCAACATAACAAGTGGTGGTACTGGCGCCAGAGTACTGGGCATTGGAGCCAGTACACAATATCGTGTGGATGAAATTGTTATTTCCATGCGAGTAGTTTCAGTCAACACCGGGGAAGTGTTGCTGAATACGGCTGTGAGTAAAACTGTTTTCAGTACAGCTCACAATCAAGGTGTTCTCAAATTTATTGATGTTGGAACAACGTCTATTGAATTTGAGAACGGGGCTGCTGTGAATGAGCCCACTACATACGCTGTTCGAATAGCCATTGAACAAGCGGTGTATGAAATGATCCAAGAAGGAGCAAAACGGAAACTTTGGTCATACAAAAAGGGTACACCCCCAAGGAATGCGGCTGAGGATAGTAACTCGCCCACAAAACAAAAATGAAAATAACAAGATCTCTTAAAGGGACAATATTTGCATTGAGCATGATGGCGTTATCGCATGTTCAAGCGTCAAATGAAATTTACATAGAGCAAGTTGGCG